CCTCCCGAATGATCAACCATCTCTTCGCTCGGACCTTGTCATGCTCTTGGTCTGCTCGAAGGAACGCTTTCACAGCATTCGAGTGCTGTGCTGCCCAATAGGCAATGTCAGCAGGGAACTGAATGAATTCGTCGTTGATCACAGTACCATCTATCTGAACGCACTTGTTCAGGTACTCATTCAGCTTCTCCTGTGCAAGAACACTATCAACAGCCTCTGGCTTGATCTTTGCCATATTTTAGCCTCCTGGTTCTAGAAAGGTGAAAACCATCATAAGCACCAAGTGCGCTAGTGCTTATGATGGGCACTGGTGGTGACTACGGACAACTGAACGAGCCCACTGACGCCTGGACATTCAAGCACCCTGTCATCGCAGCCCGACAATCACCAAGTGCTGATGCAGGAGTGGTGTAGCCTGAACAGATCTTGACGGCTGTTGCCTTGCGCCCATAGACGAGGCACTTCCGCTTGTCGGCTGGGTCGCGTTTCGTGCAGACCAGACACGATCCCTTGCAAAGGAACGGATTTGAGCCCGCAAGCCCCTCCTGATCCTGGCTGACATCGGTAGTCGATGTCTCATCCACACCGCACGACAACAGCATTCCGACGAGTACAGCAAGCGCACAGATCTTCATGGTGCTCCTTCCTTACTACGGGTTAACTACTTGAGCGCGTTCACTACAGCGATGAACAGTGCATCCTTCCGCTTCTGCTCTTCCGGAAGATCTTCGTAGGGCACCATACAAGGATGCTCTTTTTCGTTTCCGTTCTTCTCCGGCCCCCACTTCCACCCAGCAGATCTCTTATCGGCCAGCCACATTTCGTGTTGAGCAGTAACCGGCGCATCCGGGTTGGCGATCCTAAAAACAACTGCATCACGAGAACTCTGTTTCTGCCATTCATGAGCTTCCGTCCAAGGTAGCTGAGAATCGTCCCCAATCGTGCGACAATATGCTCGGTTTGCTTCGTGGCACACTTCAGCGATCTTCTCTACTTCAGACATAAACATAGCAAACCTCCAGTCAGTCGTTATACTCCTCAAGCGATCCCCAAGACGTTCCAACCTCTATGTCTACGTCTAGAGGCACATCGTTCGGAACAGGCCAAGATGTCATGACCTTGCGCAACATATACACAGCCTCTGACACGTATTGCTCCGGGACCTCCAACACTATTGAGTCGTGTACAGCAAGGACCAGCTTCAAAGGTAGACCCTCTTCTAGGATCCAGTTCGTAATCTCGATGACGGACGCTGTGTCGTAGTCCGCCGCTGTCCCTTGGATCGGTGTGTTGATCGAGCCGTGCTCAGCAGTAGAGCGCTCTTCACTGTCCTGAGAGGCTATGCGCCACAGTGGACGACGCCGCGCATTCCCACCATTCCACCACGTCCAAGACACCCCACTCCGTTTGGTGTACGCAATGTGATCCGAGATCCACCTGGCAAGCATCTTGTACTTACCGAGCACAGCTTCTCGAACCCTGGTAGCCTCCTCAATCGTGCACCCCAATCGTGCAGCAAGCGTCTTGTCTGCCATGCCAAAGATCAAGGCGAAGTTGAGCGTTTTCGCGGTCGTTCTATGTGGTTTTTGTATTTCCTCTGGCTGGATACCCCACATAATCTGAGCAATGAGTTCCGCCGTTCCAAGGTGAAAGTCTTTACCAGAACGAATCACCTTGATCATCTCAATGTCACCGGACAGTGCTGCTGCAATCCTGTACTCCAACTGGCGATAGTCGGCCTGAACTAGGAGGCATCCTGGAGGAGCAACGAACATATCGCGTAGCATTTTCCCTTCAGTGCTGTCAGAAGCACGAGGAACCTGGTGCAAAGGAGGATCACTTATTGAAGCTCTTCCCGTACGAGCGCCATCCACATGCACGTTCGGATGAATGCGTCCGTCTGCCTTGATGTGTGGATAGAAACCATCAACGTACGTCCCCTTCATCTTGGTCAGCCTTCTGTTCTCCAAGATGTCTACGACTACCGGATGCTCACCCTTGATCAAGGTAAGCGCTTCCTTGTCTACAGACCTTGAGCCCTTTGGTGTCAGCTTCCCACACCTGAGCTTCAACGTATCGTAGAGCAGCTTACCAACTTCGTCATTACTGTTTGGATCTATCTTGTACACCGACAGCCTGTTCTTGACTTCTGCAAGAGCATGATCAAGATACAATCCAACACTCGTGACAGCCTCATGGCTAACACAAATCCCCCATGATTCCATCTGTGTGAATGCGCGCATTGCAGGGTGCGCAAGATCATCACTCACCTTACGTAGCTCAGGAACAGCCTCTATCTCTGGTCGGATGTGCTCACGCAGTCGTGCAGTCACAACAGCGTCTCGTGCGTTGTACCTGCACACAATGTCATGATCTATCAGCGCGTACTTGTAGTTTTCAATGTCACCACCTAGACGAATGGAAGCCTCTACACCAGGTGGCAAATGAAGGTCTTCAATTGGATCCTCGAACAGCGTTGTCTGGCGAGCATCAGTCTTCTTTTTCCGCTTAGTAAACCAATCCAAGTTGCGCGCCATGTTCGTCATAGCTTCGAGCTTGTGTCCGCCCATCCCAACAAGCTCAGCCATTGCGTCTAGACCACCATCCATCTCAGGATCATAAATGTGGCCATCGAGCAGCGTGTCATGGTCTGCGTTGACAACCTTCGAACCAAAAGCACACTCTATAGCAAGCGAGTCGTACTTTACGTTATGTCCGCCCTTTCCGATCTTTGGGTTCCTGAGCAAGCGCAGCAAGGGCTCCAAGACTCTCGGGTTCTCAAGCGCTGCTGAATCCCAAACCCAAGCGAACGTGGAATCTTTGGCACAGCACGAAACGTTGAAGACTGAGTAGTCTGTGTCGAATAGCCTTCCAGACGCTTCGCAGTCGAATGCGAACCATGAAGCACAAGAAAGATCAGCCTCCGCTTCCAGTGCTTCAGCTTCAGACTCCACAATTCGCATTGTGTATTTATCTGGAGGCGGATATGGAGGCTCCGGTACAGTGAGCGCCCATTCAAGGTCTTCCTCGAACATCTTCATCAAAAACCTGTTCCGAAGTGCTGCTGCTGGGTGCATCACCATGTAGACAGGTGTCTGTGTCTTAGCGATCCAACCAACAGCACGACGAGCACTCAAAGGCTTGATGGTCCTGCCAAGCACAGAAAGAGCAGCTGCGGAGCCTAGCGTAATGATGCGCTCAGGCTTGCCATCCGAGATCGTCTTGGAAAGGAACCCTCTACACGCTGAGATGTACCTGCTGTCTATCTTTGTGTACCAACACCTGAGAGCGTTGTCAAAGACGACGGGCGCTCTGGTGTATCTGTGCACAAGCTGTCGAAGCTTCTTGCCCGACACGCCCACAAATGGTTTCCCTATGGCGTCTTCTTCTTTCCCTGGGCCTTCGCCTACAAGCAGCGCAGCGCCCTCAACGATGCCATCGTACAAGCTGATAGACGAGCCTTCCGGAGCTGCTGAAGTCGGCCCTATGCAGATGCTCCGAGGATTGTACTTGTGGCACAACTGACACCGACTACAATTGTGATCAATAGACAGCGGGTGAGCGAGTTCTACCGACGAAGCAAACCCGCCCTCTTCAGCAGGTTTCAACGGATCTGGATACAATGGTAGAAGCCCGCTCACCCAATCACCCTCAAGAAGCTATGTGCAGATCAGTCTTCGAGCACAGAAAGAGCACGCTCGACGCGCTCTTCTAGGTTGGTGACGTGAGTAATGAAAGGGATCTTGCTCCCCAACTTCTTGCACTCTGCAACAAGAATGTCCTGGTCTTTCTCGATACCGTTTTCGAGCAGCCATACGACAATATCCTTGATGCGCTTTGTCCCAGCCAGCTCCTCTGGGATAGTAAGCCCCTTCTTTGGAGGCTGTCCTTCAGCACCCTTGGAGGCTTGTAGGGAGGCTTGTGGTGCCTCCCGAACAGGCACCCCACCTGGAACAGGGTTCCCGTCCCCTACGTCCTCTCCGGGGCGTGTAGACGGTGGAGCGCCCCCTGGCACCTTGGCACCTGCTGTACTGCGCACCGCATAGACGCCACCAGCAGCGAGAGCATCTAGGATGTCCCCAGCCTCCTTAAGTGTCAACCCTGCAATGACAAGATCCCCATCTTCAGAAAATGCTACCTGACGAACAGTGCCCAGAACTTCTGCATCTGCTGCATACGACCTCAACGCTGTGATCATGTCCAGCCTCTTCCTTTCATGTTAGATCAGTTCTTTTTCCTTCGCGATCCACTCAGTCACAACCAGCATCCCCTCGTCACCATCCTCCTGTACTTCACTGCTTTCGTCTATCTGAGAGCGTGGCACCCATAAAGGTTCTTCGCTATGCTCTGGGATCACTACAAGCAGTGCCTTGTCTGTTGACGCTGTCACAGTCACATCCGCAAATTCAACGAGACTCTTATGTCCCATTGGTTCACCTCACGCTTCTATTGATCGGCGTGCTTCCTCTGCAAGCCAATCGGGTGGAACTTCGTCTGGATCTGTCAAAGGTGGCAGTCGTACATAGCCTGCGCGCTGCCCGTCAAAGCGCAGACGCAAGGCGAGCATCTCAGCCTCTTCCCATGCGTCTCCGTCCAATACAACACAGACAGGTCTCTTGGCTGTTAGCATTGCTTCGATCTGTGGTTCGCTTGGCTTGCCCAGGACGGCAGCAGCATCCGGCCAGAGCGCAAGAGCATCGAACACCCCTTCCACAATCATGACAGGTTTGTCTTCCTCTACCAGCAAAGAAGCATGATTGTAAACGATCTCACCTTTGAGCATTCCACGCGGGTACAGGTAAGGCATCCATGCCGACTTAGCCCATACACGACCAACATAGCCCAGCCAAGTATCTTCTGAGCCCATGACAGGAATGATCACTCTGCCCGCAAACCTACCATCGATGCACACGCCAATCCGTGCATCCTTCTGGAGCTGATCTGTGATGCCCCTCTTACGAAGATACGATCTTGGCCCAGCAAGAGACTTCGCAGAAAGAGCAGGCTCTTCTGTGAGCAAGTAAAAGCCCTCCGGAGGGCCCATCACTTCCTGAGCTGCTTGAGAATGATCACCTTGCAAAGCACGCTCGCGCAGAGCATCACTCACGTCGAACTTGCCAACAGCCCCACATCTGAAGCAGTGATAGATCCCTTTCTCCATGAGCATACACAAAGCAGTGTGACGATCTGGAGTGCCTACCCTCCACTCGCATAGACAACAGCGTGTTCTCCACCACCCTGACGGACTTGGACGTGCTTCCAAAGACGCCATCGCAACAAGAGCACCATCATTCATCTTCATCTCCATCTTCGGTCTGTGGGAAAGAAGTCTGCTGTGCACCAGATGTGTTCCGTACCACGTGCAACTTAGCTCGCTCAGGACTGGCTGAACCTTCCAGCTCCTCCAAGGTCTCACGAACGATTGGGGCTACCGCACCACATGCAAAGTCCGCAGGGAACGGCCCAACCTTCTGTCGGCTCCTGCCAAACCTGTGCTTGGCCACAAAAAACAGCATGTCCGGATGCTCCGGATCCCCCCTAACGTTCAACGTGACGCTGATGTCCGAAATACGTATCTTGTGCATAGAGTCAGACACATCATTTAGATCCTGCACGCTCTTCTTCTTGACCTTATCGCTGTCCCTCCCCCGTGTCTGGCAAGCACTCCAAGCAACCAAGTTGCGTGCTCGTGCGATCCGTCTCAAATCCTGTGTAATCACCTTTCCGATCTTGTAGTCATTCGCATCTCGTGTCTCCAACTTAGCCGTGAGCAAATCCAAGTAGTCCACAACAAGCAAGTCAACCCGCTTGCCATACTCGTTCTCGATTTGCTTGATCCAATCATCTATGTCGCTGACAGTTGTGTCTTTTGCAGAGAACTCCTTGACGACACAAGTTCCAAGCTTACCCACACGATCAAGCACATCGAAGTACTTCTTCACGCTGTCAAAGCCACCATCCAGCAAGGTGTCTATCGGCACTCCAGAGATGTTTGCTTGAAGACGTGCAAGCCACATAGACTCAGAAAGCTCAAGGGTAGCAACAGCGCACATGGCACCATTCAAAACGTTGTGCCCAACCACGTGCGCTAAAGAAATGCTCTTTCCGTCACCAGAGCCTCCAATAAACAAGCTCAAACTTCCAACAGGTGGGCCTCCGCTAAGTGCAACATCTAGTTCATCTATGCCTGTAGGCATCCGCTTGAGATTGCGCAACTCGTTGATCTTATCAAACGACGCACTACCCAGCTTGATCCCCATAGACGAGTCCCATGTGCCTATACGATCAGCACGTTCCAATATGCCCATTGAAGCTTGCAGGTCCCCACGGTTTGCGTACTCAGACATGGCTGTCCTGATCGCTGAGTCGTACATGCGCCGTTTCAATATTGGAGTGAGTTCATTCACAACCGAGTCTTCGTCAGGCAGGCCCGCGTCCAATGCTGTGTCGAAGAAGTCACTGACCTCGTTGATTTGCTCAGTTGTCACCTTCCCTTCGTGCCTCCAGCGCTGAAGACGCTGGATCACCATCACAGCCGAGCCTGGTCCATGCCCCAACTCTCGACTGATTGCTTGCGTAGCATTCAAAGCAAGCTGAGCTGTTGGAGCCGTCAAAGCTGTAGGGTCTAGCGCGTATCCTATGCGATCGTAAAACTTGGAGGAAGTACAACACAGCGTTACAGCCAGCCTCTCGAACACAGAATTCAGTGCGTATGATGCAGTGCTGTGAGCCTTACCTTGAGCCACCCTAGCCTCCGCTCAGTCCCATAGCCAATCACCCATTTCCAAGCGCTCGTCCAAACGTGCCTGTTCTCTTTGTGTATCCTTTCTAGCCTTCTCGACCATCTGCATGTACTTGTCACCAGGGAACCATCGTTCAACGATCTCTTGGCTGTGCTTCATTCCCGATCGGTAGAGTTCGTTGTGCATCATGTTCCATTTTCGCAACAGCTCTCGATGAGAAGGAACAAAACATGTTGCTCCTCCCCTGTATCCAAGCTCCCTCTGATCAAACCAGTCGTTACGATCTCGTACTCGATTCGGGCTCCACACCCACCGAATTCCAGGAGGCTTTCCTATGCAGCCATGCTTCGCTTCAGAGTCATCCCACACGTCAATACTGAATGCAGCCCAAGCAAACGGAGAGATCTCAAGCTTCTTCAGCAAGTGTGCAGCTTCCATCATCGGAGCCCAGAGCTTTGACAACTTCGGATCTCTGATCTTGATTGTCTCCTCTGAACCAGGATCGTAAACGTCAACCTGCTTGCCGATGTTTATGAACGGTCTGGTCTTGTACCGACTGAAGACCGCGCCCTCATACGCATTGCAAAGCGTTTTGTATATGTGATTTTCAGACAACGTGTCATCGATGAGTGGAGGGTTTGGAATCCTGACAGGTTTGAGATCTTCAATACCTAGTCGGAGCTTTAGCTTGTCCGGAGGGGGCGGAACGCCTGGAAGATTGTCAGAAATAGGTTCTCGAAGCTCGTACGGTCTTGCATGTCCAAACGAAAGCCCGATCTTGCTTTCACCGTTCATAACACCGATGTCTTTCGGTGACATGACTTGATCCTTGATGGCATGGAGCACAGAACGCTCCTCGGTTTTGGGTTTCTCAGTTCCCCTGGCAGGAAACGTGGACTCGTCTAGTCGATTTTGCGCCGGAACTCTTTTGCTTGAAGTCAGAGTAAGCACAACGTCTTCAGCAGTAGTCAACACATTCTGGCTTTTCCTTGAACAGCAAAGCGCGCTAGCGCATCGAGACGGAGGGAGCGAAGCGACCGAGGACGAGATTTCTGTTGACTGAAACTGGTTTGACTTTTTGTAAAATTTGCTTTTAGATAAATCTAAAACTTTTTTTACAGTAGTTGTACCACTGCCCCATGATTGTACCTTTGATAGTAGTTGCTTGTTCCCTGGGGTATGTTCTGATTGTTTTACGGGGGTTTTGTGGTCTTGGTTTTTGGAGGGTCGTCCGGCTCCTGGTCGAGGCCCACCATTGCGGAATTCGGATGCAGTCAACATCCATTCAGCGGTCTCTTGTGACTCTATGGATTCGGTTGGGGTGGCGTTCAGCTTGCTGAAGATCTCTCGTGTGTAGAGGGCTTGGTTTTTTCGCCACAGGTTGCAGCGGCAGAAAGGGTTTATTTCTCGACACTTGTGGGGATGTTTTTTGGCTTGAGTGTGACCAAGAGCTTTGAACAAGTGAGCATCACGGAGTCGTTTGAGTGCGGTATGGATCTGGGAATGAGTAGCTTCGATGTTTCTCTCTTTTAGGATCGTTTTGACGGTAGCGTATGTGTGGTTGTTTTCGTTGGTGTGCTGTTCAAGACCAAGTTGAATCTCGAAAGCAAGAAAGCCAAGCTTTCTCTTCAGCTCACTGGTGCTGACCAGAACGCTCTCAGAGCATGGTTGACTGATTGAGTATGGCGGGACAGACGGAGCGACAGAAAGACGCTCTTTCAAGCTGGTTGACTCGGTGCGCCTGGCAAACTGTGCGAGCAAAAAGAAAACCTCGACTTCTCGAAGGGTGCGGCGGTTCGCGTGCCGGGCGCCGGGAAAATGTCAAAAAAGCAGCAACCCAAGCTTTCCCGACGCACCCCTCCAGAAGTCGAGGCGTGTTTCCTTTCCAGGCGTTTGGACCCCGCGATGGCCCTTGCACTGTATGTGTACTGCGCGCTACGGTGGGAACGCTACCGCCCTTCCCCCACAGAATGCAAGCCCTTTCTTTAAGCCTGTAGTTGCAAGGGGTTGCGTGCTACGCCAATGTGAACAATGGGCTTTCGACGACTTCATACTTCTCTCCAAGGTACGCTCGTGTCCTTGCTTGAGCATGCCGTTCCATCCATCTGTGACCTGTGTCTTTGAGATCGTAGACCTCAAACTCTGATTTCGTGTCGGTCTTTCTCATACCTCGGCCGATCCGTTGCAGTGCAGCGATGATGGACTTGCCTCCAGACCCTATGACCACGGATCTGAGTTCGGGTATATCCACACCCTCTTGAAAGATGACCGTCGAGATTAGGACTTCTGTGTCTGCGTGCACGAGGCGCTTGACCGCAGTTCCTCGCGAGTACGTAGAGTCCTGACCCCAGACGAACTCGGTCGTAAGACCTGCGCGTGTACAAAGCTCTTGGATCTGCTTTCCGTGCCTGATTTCCTTCACGAAGATGAGGCAAGGCTTTGTTGCTGTCTTGGCTGCTTCGACAATGATCCTGTTCCTCTTGATTGAACGAACGACACACTCACGATAAACTCCTTGCCACGATTCTTCATCGGTATCCTGTTCGCAAGGAATCATCCTGATCTTGGGCTTTGACAGAATGCCTGCGTCGATGAGTGCCTGAGAGCTGATCCTATATATGACCGGGCCGAGCGCTGCGATGGCGTACTGGCTGCGCTTGTCATCTCTGTCCAGCGGGGTCGCAGAAATGCCGACTCGAAAGTAGGCTTGATTCATGCTCATTGCTACCTTCCAGAACGTGTACGCTGGGAGTGTATGGCACTCCTCCGCAATCAGCCCTTCACGACTTTCAAGCAGCCCTATCGTTCTTGGGCTCTTGATCTGTGCATAGAGTGTTTGGAACGTTGCACAGACGAACGTGTCACTTGGCTTAGCATCCCAGGTGCCCTCTCCAATGCGCGCAGCTCTCAAGCCTGTTCGAGTCTCATAGCGCGCTGCTTCCTGCTCCATGAGCCCTGCCCTGTGTGCTACGAAGAGCCATCTACAGGGCAGCAGCCTAGTGAGCCCTACAGCTATGTCACCTTTTCCACTCCCGGTCGGGGCGCGAACAATGCCGCGACCCTTCGCTGCAACAGCTCTGCAAGCGTCGAGTTGGTAGTCCCTAAGCCACGCAAGGTCAGCGTTTGGGTCTGGCTCGCAAGGCTTCTTGCGCTTGTCCAACAGCTCGACCTTGATACCTTCAGCAGACGAGGCCTTGCGAATGGACGGTATGAACCCAGACGCAAACGTGTTCGTGAACCTGCTCAGCATGCAGACTTTTCCATCACCTCTGTAGCCATGGATGAATCGTGCTCTGGCGTCCTCGAATGTGAGGTAGCTAGAAAGCCATGCTAGCTCTCTGTCGGTGGCACTGATCACTTTGCTATGGACGTTTGCAACTTCGATGAGCATAATTGTCTCTCTGCTTCCTTTACGTAGTGATCGCGCATCCATTCCATATACAAATCAAAGTCAGGCTTCCAAAAGTAGCTCTCATCTCGAATGTATCTGCCTAAGTAGTCCCTGTCTTGTATGGCATGACGAACAGTCGGCAGCTCTCTAGGACTAGTCGGGCTCCCCCCGAAGGGAACAAGGTAAGGCTTTCCAACTGGTTGTTCGTCGAAGCATGTCGAACGTACAAAGTGTGGAAGATCCCATATTCCGAATATGGTGCACAGTTTACCGCAAGCACAGCAGCAGTATTGGACAGTTGGTATGGGAGGATCTTGCAGTGCAAACTCTTTCCTGAACAAACGAATAGCTACGATCTCTTTGATCCACCCTTTACTAGGTATGAATATCTGCTCGGGAAGAATCTTTCTCATGGCTTATACGGTACATAATACTTGAAAGGCGACCAACCTTCAGAGCGATCTTCAGATCCCATTTTCAACAGTGCGCGTTCTGCGTGCCAAGCCAGCCATCGTTCTACGTCTACAAGGAAGAACTGTGATTCAGGTTGCCAAGGGCCTCCACCTATTATCCGGATCACAGGTTCCCCTTCATCCCCATACGTGTGCTCAGTAGCTAGCTCACACGTGTACTTGGCAGCATATAGGATCTTGTCTGAAGCCATTGCTACAGCTTCAGACTGACTGATCAGTTTGTTCATACTAGACCAGTGCTTTGCCCATCTTGGCACGTCTGCGATCTTGGAGCCTCCGTAGCTCATTGATGCTTGGGTAGTTGCGCTTTCTGTTGAGAACGGTCGAGCCTGTCCTACCTACGAGCAGCCTGAGAGCATCAAGCTTGCTCAGCGCATCTTTGTCCTTTTTCTGGGCATACTTTATTAGTGATAGAACGTCGATGTACCTTGCACGACCGATCTGTGTTCCCTTGACATCATGTCGGTACACTGCTCGATACATGCTGCTGATGTGAACCCCAAGAGCATCCGCAGCTTCTATGACTGTGCAAAATCCTTTGCTGCGCAGTTGTTCTGCTTGCTGTGTTTTCATGCTTACTCCTGTCCGTGCACTAGCTTTGTGACTATTGACAAAGCATGCCGCAATTCTGCGCTTAACGGATACATAGGTGGACGACTTCGGGCTTCTAAGTCCACTTCAATCGCGAGATCGACAAGAGCATCCGAGAGCTTATTGTCCCACGATTCTGCCTTTCGTACCTCGTGCATCTTCTTTGCGAATGCTGTCTTTACCTTCTTCATGTTCTCTCCTATGTAGATCCGTTTTCTAGCTCTTGCCTTCGTCTGTTGGCAAAGTCCTGTCGAGCTGTTGCAGCCCTCAAGTGCTCAAGCGACTGCATCCAGTCTGCTTCACACTTTGTGCAAAACTTGAAGCGCTGGCCTTCTGGTCTGCCAGGCTCACCGCAAATGACACAGGCTTGATCCTCTACTTTGTATCTCACTTTCCATCTCCCAAAAGCCTGTCTGCACTTCCATTAAGTAGCAATCCGATCTTTGGAAGGGCGATCTCTGCAACTGTCTTTCCGTGCTTGTCTTCCAGGAACGAAAGGAAGATCGTTTCCGCGTCGGCCCGGCTCTTGTCCATGGGGACCGCTGTGTTCTGGGCGTAGCGACTCACGTCTCTCCCTCCGGAGGGTCCTGCCTCGCCTCGAACTCGGCTAGCGCGGCTTTGGCTAGTATGCAGAGTTTACAAGGATCGGCACCATGATAGACGAGATGCCAGTCGCGCATTGCGATCAGCGCCTCCTCGAGTTTCCGACCGCGGGCGAAGGCCTTTGTGATCTCCGGGATATCCTGATCATCGCTTCCGGAGGTCCACATTTTCAGCACTCGTTCAGCCTCGTCCCAGATCCTGGTCATCTCTTCCTCTCCCCCCCGCGCGGCGATTCCAAGCGGCGATGGCTCCGCGCAAAGTGAGACGGAACGGCGAATGCGAGTCGCACCTAATGCATCGCACGTATGCGGCGCGATCCATGTTTGGTTTGTATCCCAACGCTCGCCCTGCGCAGAACGGACACGGCTTCAGTTTGTCAGCCATAGAGCCCCTTGCGCATGAACCAGATCGTCAACCTAAACCCGACAAGTATACCCACTAGGAAGCACACAAAACAGATGGCTATGATCATGTCTATTCCTCTAATCCATACTGAATGCGTTTGATCATGTGCTCCTTCTTGAAATGGTGCTCTATCACGTCCACCATGAGGTGCCCTGCCTCTTCCGATTGACTCCAACTTCCGAGGTAGTGCATACAGACATTGCACATTGCGTGATACATGTGGCCAGCTCCGAGAACGAGCCATGGTGAAGTCGTTCGTATAGCAGGTCGTGCTATATGCAAAGCAGCTGTCATTCCTTCGTACGCTGGCCGCTTTTTCAATTCGGCTAAGCGTTCTTGTACTGACTCTCGCTTCTTCAATTTGGTAGTTGGCATTCCGTACCCCTATCCACCATGGACTTTTGAGAGAGCTTTGGCCACGATCGCAATACCGTTGGACTCGTCTTGCTCTACCCATGCAAGTGCTCTCGTAGCCCTTATGGCTGTGTCGCGCTCCAAAATGAAAGCTTGTTGAAGTTGCTTGATTGCATCGAGCAGCCCATTCTCTGGCATTGATGGATTTAGAAGCTTGATCGCATCATCCCGCTCGCTCACGAGCTGCTGGAGTACATCCCGGATCGCCGGCAGCAGGCCATCCTCGGGACGCGCGGGATGAAGGAGGGAGAGGGCTTCCATGGTTTGTGAGTGAAGTTCCTTTCGCCACACGACCTCGCCGTTCAACCTATCTTCGGTTGCCCGAACGCGATCTTCCAACTCCTTGACCCTCGCCTCTGCGATATTCGCTCGCTCTTCCGCCGGATGTGGTCCAATCCCAGCCAACGCGGCCTTGATGACCTTCGCTTCCTGTTCGAGTTTGACGATGTGGTCTAGGCGCTCTTCGCTCAGACGCTCCGCGGCCTCGGCGCGTTTTATTTCGACATCTAACTGGTAGTCAACCTCCCCCAACGTCTTTACGGTAGCGTCTGCCCCTATCTGAAGGGCAGCAAGTTTCTTCTCCGCCTTCTCGGCGCGCTCTCGGTAACCAACGTCGGTGATGCAGGAGAGCTTGCGCTCCTCCTCCAGCTTCAGGACGCGCTTCTCCGTCTCAATCAGCTCCTCTTCCAGTCGCGTGTTGTCAGCCGCCAGGGCGAGCACTTTCTTCTCGGCCGCTTCGCTGGCGTCGAGCCCATGGCCGATATCACGACACGACTCCGGGTTCTTTTTATCCCAGAAGACA